ATTCCAACGTACAGTAAGATCTTATTTGCACAAACATTGGCGCTACGATGCCGTATATGAGGAGTTTAAGGTCGCAGGTACACAACTTACCCTAGACTTCTACAATCATACCAAAAAGATAGCTATAGAGGTGCAGGGAGCGCAACATCTCAAATTTGTGAAGCATTTTCATAAAACCAGAGCTAATTTTGTACGTCAAATACGTAGAGACAACAAAAAAATGGAGTTTTGTGAACTAAATGAGATCAAATTGATAGAAATTTACCCAGATGATGAATTATCAGAAGAATATTTTGATAAAATTTTAAGCGAAGTGTAAATAAATACATGGAAAAGCCCAAATTCAAAAAATTTGAAGTCCCCCAAAAGATATTAGATCAACTTTATGAATTAACTGGAGGGCCTTCTTCTTATAAAGGCTTTATATTAGCTTATTCAACAGAAAAAGGAGAACCTATCGTATATACTAAATGCGATACCCAAGTAACTGAATATGGCCTTCTTAAAGCATTAGAAACTTATTTAAATGAGAATGCGTACGATCAATCTACCGAAATAGACGAAGAAGACGCTTGACTTTTTAGAATTTAACTACAGTATAGTGGCATATGATTTATAGCTACGAAGTAGAAAAACAAGTTTTAGCCGCTTTTTTACAAAAACCCAAAGTATTTGTAAACTATCTTAACATTTTAAGTGAGAAGGATTTTTATGACAAAAATTCGTTGTTACATAAAACACTTTTTATTATATTAAGAAAGTCTTTAGAAAGAAATGAAAACATTGACGATGTTATCATAGTTCAAAGAATTAAAGATTTAGGTATCAAATTCGAAGAAGATATAAATATATTAGATTATGTTAGATCTTTATCTATGAGAAAAATACATTCTGATGATAAGATACAAACATCTATAAAAGAATTAAAAAAATATAGCGTCAGAAGAGAAATACATGCTACTGGTCAAAAAATTTCAGATGAGATGAAATCAATCAGTACAGAAGTTCCCTATCTTCAAATAGTTGAATTAGCTGATAAGCTATATAATGAAAAAATAAATTTATTTGAAGTTGGTGACGATGTGCCAAAAAATATTTATGAAGAAATGGAACACTTCATCGAAGAGCGTGGCAATAATCCAGTAGAAGAATTTGGTATGTTTGGCCCTCATGAAAAAATTAATGATATTTATGGTTCCTTATTAAGGCCTGGAAACATTACTGTTATAGTTGCTCGTTCTGGTGTAGGTAAAACTCAATTTTGCATGGACTATTCAACTAAGGTAGCTATGAAATATGATGTTCCAGTTTTGCATTTCGACAACGGAGAAATGAGTAAAGAAGAACTTATAATTCGTCAGTGTGCAGCTTTGTCTGGTGTCCCATCTCACTTACTTGAAAGCGGTAAATGGAGACAGGCTGGCGAAGATGTTGTTAATAAAGTTCGCTCTGTTTGGTCTAAGGTTAAACAACTTAAATTTTATTATTATAACGTTGGCGGCATGGATGTTGACTCTATGATTAACACATTAAAAAGGTTTTACTATTCTCAAGTTGGTCGTGGGAACAAAATGATTTTTTCATTTGATTATATTAAAACATCTTCAGATAAACAATCTAGCAATAAATCAGAGTGGCAAATGGTTGGAGAAATGGTAGACAAGTTTAAAAAATGTATACAAAAAGAAATTCTTGAGGATGGATTACCAGTTATACCAATGATTACCTCAGTTCAATCTAATCGTAGTGGTATCACTAATAACAGAAACTCTCAAAACATCGTTGACGATGAATCCATTGTCTCCTTATCAGATAGAATCACACAATTCTGCTCCCATATGTTTATTTTAAGACAAAAGACAACTGATGAAATAGCAGACGACGGTTCTTCATTTGGCACACACAAACTTATAAACGTTAAAGCAAGACACTTAGGCAAAGATATTGCAGGTGCTTGTGAACCAGTTCAAGTTGATGACAACTTACGTAAGAACTTTATCAACTTACAGTTCAAAAACTTTAACATTACAGAATGTGGAGATTTAAGAGACATAGTCGCTTTTAGAAATAGTGGTGGCGACTTAATACACACACAAGATAACATACCTTCTTTTGACGATCTATAGAGACAGTTTAGAAAAACTTGGTTATCAATTACAAGATTGTGGTAATCATTGGCGTACAAATGCTTTATATAGAAATGGAAAAAATAAAACAGCCATTATAATATATAAAGACACCGGTGTTTGGAAAGATTTTGGTGCAGATAATCAATCTAAACCATTTCAAGCTCTAATACAAGAAACATTAAAAACCAATGACCCTAAAATACTAAAACAATATGTAGGTGACGCTGTACAAAATTATGAACGTAAAAAGCCAGAACAAAAAATAGAAATGGAAAAAATATACCCAGAATCTTTTTTAGAAAAACTTTTACCGATTAGAAGTTTTTATGAAAAGAAAAAAATTTCATCAGAAACTCAAAAAAAATTTAAGTGTGGATATGCTGGAAATGGTAAAATGTATCGTAGAATAGTTTTTCCAATCTACAATTTAGATGGAAATATACACGGTTTTTCTGGCCGCACTGTTAAAGAAGGTGATGGTGTACCCAAATGGAAACATATGGGTCGCAAAACAGATTGGGTTTATCCAAACCATTTGATTGAAGTAGATAAAGAAGTAGTCATAGTAGAAAGTATTGGTGACTGTTTAGCTTTGTATGAATCTGGATACAGAAATATTTTAGTTGCTTTTGGATTAGACGCTTCTTCAAAAATTATTTCGTTTATCAATAGCTTTAATCTAGATCGTGTTATAATAGCTATGAATAATGACAAAGAAAAAGAAATAAATTCTGGACTTCAAGCGACAATTAAAACTGCCGCAAAACTCGCACAAATATATGACTTAAATCAAATATGCATCAATCCACCATTAGCTAACGACTTTGGAGAAATGCTACACAACGGTGTTTCTTTTGATAAATGGCACGAGAGAAGGTTTAAATGGCACTTAGCAGATAAAAAAACACAAGATTGGATTATTAAAGAAATCAAAAGTAACGAATATCTTTTTAAAAACGGTAACTGTAAAAAACTCATAAAAATTTTAAATGGAAGTTAAATTATCAGCAAGCCGTATAAAAACTGCGCAATCTTGTAGTTGGTTATATTGGTCTAAATATAAACTTAAGTTGCCAGAAAAAGGTAATGATGGAGCTAGACGTGGTTCTATATGCCACAATGTTTTTGAACATTTATCCAAACAAAAAACCAAAACTCAATACAATAAAATTGTTAAAGCAAAAGACCCTTTTGTAGTTAAGGTTGTTAAAGATCAAATATTATCTGAAGCAAAAGAAATGGGTGTTGATGATGAAGACAACATGGACTTAATTAAACAAATGATTCTCAATGGTTTAAGCTGCAACTTTCACGGAGAAGAATTGGGTATACCAGATGAGGCTTATGCAGAGTTAGACTTTGATATAGAAAAAAATGGATACAACATTAGAGGTTTTATTGACCAGTTGTTTTTATACAAAGATAAAAAAATAGCACTGATTAGAGATTATAAAACATCTAAAAAAATATTTAATGGAAAAGAAAAAGATGACAACTTACAAGATTACATTTACTGTTTGGCTGTTAAACATCTGTTTCCAGAATATGTAAATAGGAATGCTGAATTTTTATTTTTAAAATTTAATTTAAAAAAAGAAGGCTTATTAAAAATGACGCCTTTAGAGGAAGATGACTTAGAAGGTTTTGAAATGCAGTTAGCGAACATACAAAACTATCTAGAAAATTTTACAGAATCTACAGCCAAAAGTAATTTTGCATACGATAAAGGCTTTCCAGATGATAATACTTTTAGCGGCAGACTGCAATGTGGTTTTGCTGAGAAAAAAGGTCAACTGAAAAAAGATGGTTCCTTAATGTGGCATTGCCCTTTTAAATTTGATTTCTTTTATGTAGAAATATTAGATGCAGACGGACAACATACTATATCCTGTTTCCAAGAAGATTTTGATAAAAGTATGGTGCCAGACGGTGGCAAACATTCAATTAAATATTATAAAGGTTGTCCTAGACATTTATGAAAAAATTCACAATCACAAAAGATCAATTAGATAGAGCTAAAAAGCTTTTTGATTTTAAAGAATTAAACAACAGCATCACAAAAGGAGAGGGTAATCTTGCGGGTGCTGTTGGAGAAATTATTGTAAAAGACGCTTACAAAGGAAATGGCGAAAATACTTATGACTATGATACAATAATCAAAGATTACAAAATAGATATAAAAACAAAAAAGTTCTCAGACCAATTTACCCCAAACAAAAATTGGAACTTAAATGTTTCTGATTATAATACTAAGCAAAAGTGTGATGCTTATTGCTTTGTTGGTGTTAATGAATCTAACACTATAGCATATGTTTACGGTTTTATGAAAAAGAAAGATTTTTACGATAAAGCTGTATTCGGTAAGAAAGGGCAGATAGACCCTAGAGGTAATGGTAAATGGAAGTTTAAATCAGATTGTTACAATATTTTAATTAAAGATTTAGTGATATAATCTTGACAAATCGATGTTACCATCTATATTGGTAATATGATTCCTTTTTTTAAAACACATTCTTCTATTGGTAAAAGTATTTTACGTATAGACGATGTGCACGAGTTGACAAAAGACTTCAAAGAAGTTTATTTCATCGAAGATAGTATGACAGGTTTCCCAGAAGCCTTTAGAAAATTTGAAGATAGGTTACGTTTTGGTTTGCGTTTCTCTATGTATAATGACGACCAAAGCGAAGAATCAGAAAGTAAAATGATTGCTTTTGCAAATGGTGATGCTGGTGCAAAAGAATTGTATAACCTTTATACCCAACAATCGGACACAAAGATCACAAGGCCTTGGGACTTTACAAAAAATTTACAGTATGTTGTACCTTTTTACGACTCTTTCTTACATAAAAATTTAACAACTTTTTCTAATTGTGTTGTTGATTTACCTCGTGACATACCCTTTATAATAGAAGATAATAATCTACCCTTTGATTGTTTGATTGAAGATAAAATATTAAATTATTGCAAGAATCATTTAAACGAACACTTTAACGCAAAGTCAATATATTATAAAGACAAAGAAGACGTTTTGGCTTTTCAAACTTATAAATTAATTTGTAACCGCAGGATAGGTAGAACTTATGATCTATCGAACCCTGGACTAGATCACTTTGGTAGTGACGAATTTTGCTTCGAATCATGGAAGAATTACTTAGATACAACTTTAAACAGCGCTACGTAGTTTTTGATACCGAGACAGAGGGATTAAATTTAATCACTTCTAAACCT